CCCTCAACCACATCGTAACGTGCTCGGCACCTAACAGCCTCCTCCTCGGTCATGTCACACAGACGGTACTCGACATAGTGCGGTTGTTTGCCAACGCCCAGAGACTCTCTGAGCTCATGGTACAAGAAGGTGGGCAGTCCTGCCTTCTTCATACCATTACAAACAGCAACAATCGCATCATGTCCAAAGCCATCTGTGGCACAAGTAAGATCTGCACTAAGGAAGACCTTACTTGCGTGACCGCGGGCCGCAAGCCGTCCAAGAATTGCCTCTTCCGTATGCGGTGCATACGGTTGAACCTGAGGTATACTCTTGACGACTGCGGGCCAGATGACCTGTCTTACAAGGTCACCTCTGGCAAAGCTGTGTGCCGGCGGGATGGTAATGATCCGTGCCTTCATCCCCAGTTCCGCAATAACCGACGCCTGATGTACCACACGTACACCACTGGCTTCGCGCAGGCAAAGAGCAGTGGCTCTCACAAGGTTCCTCTGAGCAGAGGCAACCGTTGGATAAGCGTGAAACTTCAGACGTCGGGTCTTGCGACTGAGTGCGTGCTCGAAAGCCCGAGCGAGGATGGACCTGTCCTGCGACAGGACCTCAGTCCCTCCACCAGGTCTGAGACCAGACCCGACAGATGCCCAGGCACGCCTGGACAGGGAACTGATGTAGCTATTATAGCCACCATCCTTTCTTGGGCTCTCGACCACTGCGGCAGCCGAGGAAGGCACGGAGAACGAGATACATTCTTGGAACCGACCCTTCAGCAGAGTCGACACGTGCTGCTCGATCGAGTCAAGGTACGCCTTGCTCGTCACGTGTCTGCTGGAGAGTCTCTCCACGTGCTGGCTTACAGCTTCTCTAACAACCGACTCAGGCGCGCATGGAAGTGCACGGGCTACTCGCGAAAAAGCGAGCTTGCCTTTAACCGTGAGTCGGTTGCCAAGCCATTTGAGAAGCTTGCCTGGGAAGAACTGTCCGTCTCGCGGGCGAGGACGTCGCTGCTCAAGAGCAGACGCACGCAACTCGCCACACAGTTCTTTGACGCTCCTGGCCGTCTCCAGCCAACCATTGCGGTTGACCGAGAGAGAAAGCCACTTGCGTATTTTCCAGGCTCCAGTACGGGTTCCAAGACCACAGGAGATCAAGCCGCACCACATTGCTTTCCACAGCTCTGTGGTGTGCCGATCAGATCGACGACTAGGGACTGCACGCGCAGACCTCCTAGAACCCGCCACCTTGGTGGTGGGAACAGGAGCGCCGCTTGCGCTAGGACCCTTAACCGTCACAAACGGGTACGCCGGTAGGCGTTTCCGCATGATCCTGTC